TACACCTGACATTCAACCCGATATTACAGCAACACTGGATTTATCAGACGTACTTCAACGGGCTTGGGTGGGCTGAGACACAGACGAAATACAAGACGCCTGAGTTATCCATCCTGAAAACAACCTATCAGGATAACAAGTTTCTGACCGCAGACGACCGCAAAGGGTTGGAGCAAGAGACAGACAGTTATTATTATCAGGTTTATACACTAGGCAACTGGGGTGTGTTGGGTGATGTAATCTTTACTAATTGGAAGGTAGATGACTTATCGCAGATGACTGACCAGTTTACCAACAGGCGCAACGGGCTAGACTTCGGCTTTTCCAGTGACCCCGCCGCCGTGGGTGTGAGTCATTATGACAAGATGCGTAAGACGATTTACTTTTATAAAGAGCTATACGAGACAGGACTTACCAATGACGTACTAGCCGAGCGCATAAAGGAAATGATAGGCGATGAGCGGATTATCTGTGATAGCGCAGAGCCTAAGAGTATCCAGGAATTGAACAATCACGGCGTCGCGGCGGTAGGGGCAAAGAAGGGGAAGGACTCGGTAAACTTTGGGATTGACTGGCTGAAACAACAGACCATCATAGTAGATAAGACCTGTATCAATCTGATAAACGAACTGCAACAATATCACTGGAAGAAAGACGCGGGTGGTAATAGCCTAAAGATACCAGTGGATAAAAATAATCACCTGATAGATGGCGGACTGCGGTACGCCTACGAAGATGATATGACAGATTCTTGGTGGATGACATAGGAGCGCAAATGTATAAATACATACTTACGGACGGAACGAAATCAATCAACCCGATGACCGACGACCGCCCAGGGGTTTGGTCACCAGACCCGACAGACACAAAGAAGGCGGCATTATCTAATCGGCTTGTCCCGTCCGTGTTTGCGGGTATTACGTCACGGACTCAGGCGATGGCCGACCTTCCTTTTACCATCTACAAAAACAAAGGTGACAAGGAAGTTGATAATAGTGACAACTATAAAAACGTTCTTGGATTCCTCCCCTATCCTTCCCGTACGTTTGCACTAACCGAGGCCGCGCTGGTAACGTCTGGTAGAGCTTATTGGTATAAAGGCAGAGGCGCACGTACTGGACAGGTCAAAGAGTTGCAATATTGGATTCCCTCATCTGTCATGCTGGACAACGACAACGCTAAAAATAATATTATCAAATTCAAGCGTCAAGGCGTGACAGAATTATTTGACGGTACACAGGTGCTTTATACATGGTTACTAGACCCTGACGTTGAGCTTGGCCCTCCGCTGGTGTGGCCTTTAGAGTCTGCAATTGTAGCGGCTGAAGCAAACGGGGCAATCAGTAAATGGGTGGCTGATTACATGCGCCGAGGTGCAATCAAAGCAATGATGCTAATGGTTGAGGGTATGCCGCCGAAAGAGGAAGCCGAGAAAATGGAGTCTTGGTTCAATAAGTTTATGACGGGCGCGCGGGGTTTGACGTGGAAAATCTTTAATGCCACTGGTGTAAAACCGACTATTGTAGGCGATGGACTCGAGGCCCTGCGCGATTTGAGTATCACGAAGGAATTACGCTATGAAATCCATCAGGCACTAGGCACGCGGCATTTACTGGAAGATGAAAACCTAGCGACTGCGGTAGCGCGTGAGCGGCAGTTCTACACGATTACGATAGTCCCTGACGCGCGGGCTGTACAGTACTCTTGGAATGAACAGATACTTCATAACATGGGCTATCATCTTGAGTTTGAACCTGAACGCCTAGAGATATTCCAAGAGGACGAAGGCGCACAGGCACAAGTGTTTTTAGACATGGTAAAAGGACTGAGCGAGTATATGTCCGTTGATGCCGCTTTCCAGATTGCCAGCGAGAAGCTAGATTATTTGTTTAGTGATGAGCAACTATTGATTATCAAGAAAGGCGTCGAGGATAAGAAGGCCAATAAGACACCCGCCCCCGAAGTGCAACCCGTCGAGACCATCCCGCCCGAGGTGGTCAAGGCTTTAGTAGAGTTGGATAAGTGGGAGGATAAGGTAACGAAGGCGGGGAAGATGGTCACATGGCACGCGGTAGATTTACCCGCTGAATTATGCAAGGACATAAAAGGCGGCGTGATTACATTCGCACAGGCGCGGGCAGGATTGAATCCTGTCACCGTAACGCCCGAGTTAGAATATAAAAGCGAAATCCTAGTATTAGCCGAAGCAATCAACAAGGCGGTACAGAGTGAGACTAAATAGCTTAGTAATTCAGGCAGTAAAGCTAGTCCTTGACGTTCTGCCTCACTTGACAGACAGGGCTAGATTTATTTACTTTGGTGCGATGCGGGCGGATGCGTACAAGTCTTATGATGATATGCTGTCAAAGATACAGGTACTGGTACAGGATACCTATAAAGGCAAAGTAAGCACGGGCGGATTTACTGACCGCATGGCCTCTATTATCGGGGGGCAGTTACGTAACGCCTATAATACAGCATGGATAAACGAGGGGATGGACGATGAAAATACATCCGCCGCCCTGCCTGATTACCTCGAAGAGTCTCTGGTTGATATGATAGCCGAGCAGACCAATACAAGTTGGTCATATCAATTCTTTACCGACATCATGACCGCCCGAACGAACGGCGACCCAATAGAGCCGTTATTCTCACGCGCTGAGTTATGGGCGGGCCAGTGGGATACAGCTTACGAAAACGCAACGAGCCTAATTACCCTAAACAACGGAGGCCGCGAGGAATGGGTACTTGGAGCGACCGAGGAACATTGTCCCGAGTGCGCTGCTCTAAATGGGATTGTAGCCCTTGCGAGTGAGTGGAACGCGCTAAACGTTTACCCAAAGAACCCCCCTAATGATTACCTTACGTGTGGAGGTTGGCGTTGTGACTGTGAGCGCAGAGCGACAGACAAGAAGCGAAGCCGAAATGCATACGCTAGAATCAAGAAGATTGTAGGCTAATAATGCAGATAAAATTTCCAATTCGTAACCTTGAAAAGGTAAAGAAGTACATTGCCTCTTTGCCTCGCGGTGTTACCTTTGTCGCGCTGAAAGCTATTAGTGATTGGCTGGTAGGTGACTCACAGAGCGGGCTAAGACATCCCGAGCCATATAAATACGTTAGTCGCAAGTCTGCTTATGGGTTTACATTCTTTACCGACAAACAAAGACGCTGGTTCTTTTGGGCGCTTCACTCTGGTAAAATCAACCCTGGACAGAATAACCGTACAGGAAAATCTACTGAGGCATGGACATACACCCCGCAAGAGAAGGGTAAAAATTATTCATTCCGCCTGGTGAATGACACAGCGGGCGGATATTGGACACGCCATGATAAGCAACAGGCGCGGCAGTTGGGTAAAGTTGGCTGGTGGAAGGTTGCTAAAGTTGTAGCGAAAAATCTCCCCGCCGCAATACGAGCAGGACGGGCGGCGGTAAAGAAGTATTTGGACAAGAAAGGATAAAAAATGATTACCATGACGATTGCAAAACCCCAAAGAGAGATTACGCGGGATGAGTGGATTGTTTATAACTGGATAGATATAACAACTCATTCCGATTTTGAACGTATATGTATTAGGGGAATGGAGCGAAATATAGCAGACTGCGAAGAGGCCGCGAGACAATGGGACTTTTTCAATAAGCACGCAAGGAAGTTAGAAGAAAAGAAAGGATAGTCGATGTGCCCAACAATTAACGCAATTGTTGAAATAGACATAAAAACCGCAACCCGTGAGGACTTGGATTTTATAGAAAAGGCCAAAAATTCGCTAATGAGTTATGACCCAATAGAATATAAAAACATGCTCTGGCTTATTTCTTCCATAGAATACGATTTGAAAGTATATGAACATATATGCAAAATTGTTATGGTAGGCGCGAAAGGATAACCGATGTTCAAAGAACTATACACAATGATTGACGAGTTGCATACTATAACCAACTCTGCACAATTCAAGCGCATGTTGTATCGTCACGCAACATCAAACAGATACTTCCTACCCTCACAGGAAATGTTAGACGCAGGCGGAGGGCCAACGTCAAAAAGGTTTACCGAGTTGTACATAAAAACAATGGAAAAGCAGCTTGCAAGAAAGCCGAATCCGTGATAAAAGAAAGCATAATTAAATAACCAACGAGAGACCCTCACAGGTTTACAAGCTAGTAAACAAAGAGGCGCGGCGTTAGATAGGTACTAAGTACCTGTTTGACGCCGCGTTTTTTGTTTTCGGAGAATCTATGGCAATTACAGACGCACCAAACTTACGCAAGGCAGACATGCAGAACTGTTCATCCTGTCAGTTTTTCAAGATGATAGACGGGGAGGACGGGGCTTGTACTAAGCACGAATTCAGCACAGAGGCCGAATATGTCTGTGATGATTACGAGGCCGCGCCAGTTGTAGAGGCTCAGCCAGTGGAAATCGTAAACACGCCCGCCATGATGAGCGCAAATATAACCGAGGATATGTATGTAAACTTTGGCGGCGCGGTCAAATCCCTAAACGGTATAAACGAACCAGATTTTGCCATTGTGTACAACGGCGAAGATTTGACCTCTGATTACTTTGATAAAAATACTGAATACGGATTTGCAGGCGCAAAGACAAAGCGCGTCCCTATTCTTTTTCATCACGCACAACCACTAGAGACTGAGTACGAAAAACGTTATCAGGAAAAGAAACCTATTGGAGAAGCGGAGTTAGAAGTCACAGACGAAGGTGTCTTAATCCGCGACGCTATTTTATACAATCGCGCTAAGTATGAGGAGTATTTGTCTCAGTTGGGGTGGTCAACTGGCGCGGCTTCTCACGCGGTAGACCGCGAGGAAAGAGGGGGGAAAACTTACATAAAGCAGTGGTTGCTTAGTGAATTATCAGTAACCCCCATGAGTGCAGAGCCACGATTAAAAAACGTAGTAGCTCTAAAATCTTTAGTAACTTCATCCGTGAAGGATGTTACACAGGTAACAGAAGCGCAAGCCGAGCAGGATAAGCCCGAACGCGTTGTAGTGCCTGAATCAAATCAAAACATTATAGGAGTAAAAACAATGGAACTCGAAGAAACCAAACTCCAAGAGATGTTAGCACAGGCCGCCGAAGCTGGCGCAACAAAAGCGATTGCCGCGACTGAGCCTGTAAAATCATCTGGTGGAACTCTGCAAGTCGTGACCGACGAAGGCGACCGTGAATTTAAGTCGCTTGCCGAACACGCCCGCGCCGTAAAGGACTTTACTACTTCCTACGGTCGCAAAGTTGATCCCCGTCTTGCCCGCTTGATTGGCACGATGAAGGCCGTACAGGGTGCAAGCGAAGGCAATCCCGCCGACGGTGGCATTTTGTTAGAGCCGACTCTTGCGGGTCAGGTTA